ATATTATACACTAAATGATAGAAGTACAAGCAATTGCTGCATATGATATTTTTAATGGTATTGCTAAAAACGGCACTATTCCTTGGCATATTCCTGAAGATATGAGGTTTTTCAAAAACATGACATTAAAAAATGTTGTCGTAATGGGGAGAAATACGTTTGCGTCGCTAAATTATCAGCCACTTAAAGATAGGCTTAATATTGTTATTACTATGTCTCCTGAAAAGTTATTAAAATATTGCGATAATTATTCTAATGTTATATTTACTGATAATAAAAACATTCATTTGGATATTATACGTAATTCAAATGAATATGCGAACAGATACTATTTTTTAAATAAACATTTCAAAATATTTTATATTGGAGGAGAACAAATATATCAAAAATTTATTCCAATTTGTTCTACAATATGGATTACAAAGGTTAAATTTGATTATGAATGTGACCTATTTTTTTCAACCGAATTAGATAATAATGTAGAATATAAATCCAACCTTATTACCGAAACGTCAATTTATGATATAATTAAATATACAAGGGTTGTTGACTTCTAACAACGTCTATACGTTCTACGCCTTTTTTGCGTATTTCGTTTTTGTTTTCTGCTACCAGCACGAGACCTTAATCGTTGTTGTTGGCCGGCTCGCTTACGTCTAGTTGCTCTTTTTCTGCCACCTGCAGTATTTCCATATTCTTCGGAATAACCTGCGCTGTTAAAACTTGGTGAAGATAGATTCATTATAAGTTATATAAGTATTTTAATTTTATTTATCTGGTTAATAAATAAAATTTTATAATAAACGTTTTTTATGTTTAGTTTTTGTTATAAAACCAATACACTAAATTCACTCCTTCTTAGCAACGCGAGGGGGGCGACCACGTGCGCGAGGTCCTGCTGAAGGCGCCGATGCCTCCGGCTTCTTATCCTTACCCTCCTTTACCATAGTCCACTCACCACCCTCGCGAGGTCCCGACCCACGAGCACGCGGCGCCGAACCCTCTGCACGAGGAGGTCTAGTTGACCTGGGAGGCTTAACTCCCTCGGTCTCCTCATCAGCAGACTTACCATAGGTAGAACGCGTCTGCCTAAACTCACGGCGAGTCTCGCACATGAGTTTTCCTCCATTAATGCCACTCACATCTCCAGCCTGATACTCGTGTGCACCGCCAGGAGTATGCGTCAAATTGAAACTAACATACTCGCCTTGAACCAAATAACGGTATTGCTCACTGCTCACTAGTACACAACTATGATGAACAAAAACATCAGAACCTGCACGGTCGCCATCAGAGACTGTAACAAACCCATAACCAGCCTTATTGTTAAACCACTTGACTCGCCCAACTAGACGATCGGAGGGTGTAACGAGTGGGGGTGTTCCAACGGAATCTTCGCTTGACATTATACTCTAGATACGTGGATTGTCTTTATATTGTTTTATAAAACATTATCTGAGCGAGGTTAATTAACTATTACAATTTGGCGAATGTATTTTTTAGCATTAATTGATTTTAAACCCTGATTATATTTTGTGTTAATAATATAAGAATAATATGGCGACAAGCCCAAGTATAGAAAAGGTTAATTTTGAAGCAGAACAAAACTTTTTTGGGAAAACCATAGATAAGATAACAGTTCCTTTTGAACATGAGGAGGATATGATTTTATTGTGTTTAAGCATATTTTTGCACGACTTTGTTCATGACTATAACCTCGTTAATATGCATAAAAGAGTGATTAAAAGTAATGCATACGACCTACTTCAAAATTTTAATATAGTAATAAAAAACGCGACGTTTAAAATATTTACTTATGAAATCAGCACAGGTGCGCGCGAGGTTATATTATACAAAGATTCCGTTTTCCAAGATTTTGAACAAGACCCTGGAACAAAACCAGTTTCATATGCAGAATACTTTCATGAAACTGCTCTTGAAAAACCATTAATGCCTACACAACGCGCCGGAAGATTTGCAGATTCTATTGAAAACGATAATCCATTTCAAATTAAAGATTTTAGAGAACAATCTGATGACCTTGAACAAATTAATATTCCTTCTGCTACAGAGTTTCAATTTAAACCAGATATTACAAATCCAGGTCTTAAAAGCAATATAGAAGATGCGTCTGACGAAACTATTGCTTCTGGAAAATCTATTACATCAGATATTCTTAATTATCCATTAAACGGTGCGTTTTTATCAACCGAAATATATAATTCGTTAATAACTTCATTTTCTAATAATGCCGACTTCTTGGGGTTTTACTCTGGATTAAAAACGTTTATCGGAACTTACGTAGGCAGCAATATTGGCGGCGAATCGCAAGAGTTTTTAGAAATATTTAACATTGTTAAACCTGATATAAATAGCATTGAAACAAAGAATCTTATAATGTATAATGCTATTTTATGCTCAATAGACTGTATTGCTGCTGATTTTAAACAGGCTAGTTTGAACCCAACCAATTATGCGATAATGTATGATTCTTTTAGCGAAATATTAAGCATTTTAAGGGTCGCGTTTGTAACTATTTTTAGTAAAACAAACCAAGAATTTAAATTAGACCCATTACAAATACTAAACTCGTCTAATGTTCTTCATCAGTTTATTATTTATTATATGTTATTTTTAAACTGCGAAAACTCTGAGGAATTTAATACTATTTTACAATCACAAACAGGAGGAGCGATTGAAGACGAAGATGGAAAACCTAAAAACGCATATACAGTGTTAGAAGAACTAGATACAAACCGCGAAGTAAGACAGTATGGAGACCTTATAGATGTTTTTAAAAGACAAAAACAAAAAAAAGAATATAATGGAACAGAAGCAATATTTATCACGCATAACAATTTATTAACTACTTTGGCTCGCGGGATGTTTGTTAAACTTGGAATATGGAACAAAATTTTTTCAGGACTTGATGGTTACTCTTATGAACCCGCTAGTGAAAATTACATATATCGCTTTGGAATAAAAGAACTGAATATTATTGGATATGATATTCTTAAAAGAATATTTCCTTTTGATACGAACCTTAACAACGAACTTTTAATTATGCAAATTCTCATATTAAAAGACTTATTAATAGAGATGTCACCTTCAAAAACGCTAACATTTGGTTCAGGAATAGATGATAAATTAAAAAATTATTTGGACTCGTTTTATAATAGCCATTTTGTAAACCAACAACAAAAGGTTAATAATCCGCCACTTAAACCAGAAATAGACAAAAACGTTATTGATAATCCAAACATTGACCTTCAAGACCCACAAGATGAAATTATATTTGATTCAGACAGCGAACAACATGATTCAGATGAGGGAGAAATGTTTGGCGGGGGTCTATGCATGTCAAAACCATGCCCAACATCACAAACACTAACTCAACCAGATTCTAGAGAAGTCCGGCACGAAGGAACTTCTCCAGGAGATGATTCAGAACAAGGCATTCAAACTACAGAACCCGAGATTAAGAATTGGTCTGAAATTATTAAACCTGACCGCGCACCCGGAATGCCAATTTTACTGAAAAATTTAAAAAAAATGTATCAAAACAACATATATACTATTCAAAATTTACAGGCAAGTAGAATTCCGCCAATTGATATTCCATTTGGAAGTGACACGATAACTGTTTACACGCTATACGAATTATTAACTTATAATCAAACAATTATGCATAGAACTGGGTCGTCTTTTAATATTCCAGCACCAGCATTTAAATTTGTTATTAATAATGCAGCAAACATTTCAGCAAATATAAATGGTTCTAAATATTTTTATAATAAAACCGACAGAGATAATATAACCAACATAGTCAATGAAGTTAAAGACCGAATTATTTTTTATGATGATGGTAAGTTAGACACGTCGTTATTAGAAGACAAACTTCAGACAGTTAATTCTGAATACACCGCCATTAACGAGCGAATAATGTTATTGAAGGATGAAGAAAAACAGTTAAACTCTTTGAAAAAAATAAATAAAATATCCATAGATGAATACAACAGGTTATTAGAAATACAAGTTGAAATTAAAAAAATTAGAAACACAGAACTTATTCCATGCGAAAATAGAATATGGTTAATCAATGAAGTAATTAATAATAAGTCTGACCCGAATTGGTTGAATAACTGGAATTATAAATTATGGCTTGAACAATGCCAACCATTGTTCGGTTTATATCGTAACCTTGCTAGAGGAACATTTTGCCCAACTGTTTCTATGATGGATGCAATGGATAACTGTTCTCTAAAACATGGAGCAACCGAGCCTAAGGAAGTTGGAACAATGAATTTTGAGTTAAAGTATGAAAGCGGTAACCCGGGAAGTGGTGAAAATAGAGAAATCTCATTTGGAGGAGTTGTGTTAAATTATAACGCAGGAGAACAATTAAACGCCAAAATTGATTTTAATTTAAAATGCGTTGATGAAAAACACGGCGTTAATGATGTTGCCAATATTTCAACTGTTGGAATAAAAGTTTCAGAATCGCGCGACTTACAGGCAAGTGTTGTTTATGAAAGAATTGTTTCTAGAATAAGTGACATATATAATAACACATACGGCATTTTACCTGAAGCGGATTTGCCAACACCGGCATACAGCCCTGAAGAAGTTAGTAAATTTTTAACAGATAAAATAAATAGAATGTGGTCTAATATGCAATTTTATAATAATCCTGATATTTTTAATACCTTATTAGATGCTACTGCAATTAAGACATTTGGTGATTTTTTACAAGAGTGTCTTGCATGCATGCAATGGGGTGGTTATGTAAATTCAACCGATAATTTTTCCGATTCCGTAAAAGAATTCATTAGAGAAAACAATATTGACCCAATTTATAGGAGCGTAAGTAACAAGGATTCAATAATCCCGTATGACATTTTGGGTAATGCGCTAAGATTTGGCGTTCAAGGCGATAGACCTTCTGGATTTCGTTCTATTTATATTCTATTGAATGGTTTGTCCGGAATAAACCAACAAGCAATTGCTGGTTATCTATTTACCTCACCAAATCAGTCACCTTCTAGAAGCCTTATTGTGTCTAGAAATTCTATTGATGATTCAAATAATAATATTAATAAAAAAGAGTTAGGCGGAAATGGGTTAAGAGGAAAAGTAATATATACTACTCGTGAACTTCAAGTTATTCAGGAAGACCGAACACCTTATTTAGAATCGTTGCAATATAAGAAAATTACCGAAACCAAGACTTTAAAAGATAAAGTAACGGGTGAAATATTTACTCCCGATATTACTGGACCCACTATAGAGGGAACTTATTCCGATGAAACCCGGCCTATAGAAGCACCAATTAAGATTCCTGAATTTAAAAATAGCAACTATCAATTATGGTCAGACTATGAAACTCCTCGGATTATTACTGAAACAAATGCATCAGATGATTTAAAAGAAGAAAAGGCTAGAAAGGCTGATGAAAAACGAAAAGAACTAGAAAGAGAAAAGGCGGCGGCGGCGCTCCTTAGAAAGGCCGAAAAGGAATCAACCGCTGAAAGTGGTGCTATAAAAGCGGAAGAAAAGGCCTTAAAGGCTCTAGCGGCAGCAGAAGCAAAGGCCATTGCAAAGGCAGCAGCAGCCGAAGCAAGGGTGGCAGCAGCAGCGGCAAAAAATCCAGAAAAGGCGGCACAAAAGGCTGCAAAAGAAAAAGAAGAGAGGGATAATGATATTTCTTTAATGGCCGAACTTGATGCTAAGCCTTACAGAACTGGTTTAGAAGAACGACGTCTAAGTGCACTAAAGGCAAAATATGAGCCCGCTGGTGGGTCTAGAAGGAATAAATTAATCAAAAGACGTAAAACAACAAAACGAAACAAAAGAAATAAACAAAATAAAAAAACCCGCTCGCAAAAGAAAAAAATAAATACAAAACATAAACATACTAGAAGACACTAATTCTGTTGTTTTTATAAACTTTTTATTTATTTTTTATTTATTTTTTATTTTTTATTTATTTTTTATTTATTTTTTATTTATTTTTTAATTTTTTATTTAACAAGTATTTGCATGACCTTTATAAAGCAACCAGGCAAGAGAAGTCTTCGCATCAGCAATCCTGAGAAGTTCTGATTCAAACATGTCCTTAGAGTAAAACTTCAACCGAATCTTTTCATTAGACCCGTTCTCACCAAACTGCTTAGTCTTCAACTCAGCAATCTTTTCTGAGGTTAATTGAGTCTCCCAAACAGCCACGTGAACCTGTTCGTCGCACCCACCACCTGACAACGTATAGTTACCAAGTGGCGTAAACATATTTGTAGGGTCTCCCAAATCCAAACTGGTCTCTTCCTTAATTTCCTTCTTTAGAACTTCGTTGAACACAGATGACCCGCTTTTTTCATCTAGCATACCCGCAACAAGTTCTTCCTTATATCCACCAGTCGGAATTCTTGGCTGCTCTGTAAGAAGCACATGCTCAGTGCCGGTTTCATCTGAAACTACTATGAGAACTGCAACACAGTCTCCGCGCAAGAATACAATGCCATCTACAGGCTCACCCAACTTGGTATAAACATCACACTTAAACTTTAGAAAGCCCAACTTATCTGGGTTTAAACTTGAACCAAAGAAGTCAACATCTGTCAGATTAATTGACCGCAAGTCAAACCTATCTAGTGGAAATGCATTCAACCAATTCAAAAACTTTGGAGCATTACATATCGTCTCAAATACCGGGCGAACACTTGGCCGGTCTGTCGTGATTCGGACACCGCGATAAACAAATTCACACTTCTTCAAGTGCTCTTCATAATACTTTCTTGCTGTGCTTTTGGATACCGATGCTAGTGTGCATATTCCTAGCCATACATAACAACCAGCCACTGCTAGATATATCATGAAGGTTTGTCCGAGCCTGCTAATATTTTCTTGGATACGATTTTCGCCGTACATTGTGATGAGGGGTGAATTAATACTGAACTATAAAGACATTTCAATTTTTTCTGAAAACAACCTTATAAAATATTAACAATAATATTAACAATAATATTCGCAATAGTAATAAAATTGAACATGAATATTCATAATATAACACTGATAACCTATACAAAATGGACTTGCAAGTATATAACGCATATGACCTTAGTGAATACTCTTATTATCATCCGCTAATTGCGTTTGCAACAATAACCATAATTGCTGCGATTATGGTTATTGATTATCTTACTTTTAAATTACAAATTTATGATGAAATGAAAAACCATAAAAATAAATCTAACCTAGCGGTTCTTGAATTAGAGTCCTGCATCATAACGATGGACGATAAAATGCATACGCTAGAAACGTCAATGAAAAAGTTATTATTTGATAGTCTTTATGTAGTAAATAATGAACTAGAAAAT